GAACTCAAAGAGTGGCTCAATTTATTTCCGTCAAAATCCTTAGTACAGAAGAGAGCCCCGGCCTCGAGCAGTCGGTCCAGCACATGCAGGCAGCTGCATATTCGCTTTGCCGTCAAGGCAAACGAATGTGTTTACTATCAACCGATAGGCAGATCATTTTGCCTGCAATTCCCGTCACAGCATTGGGTAAGGAGGGTCGCAAGGATGGATACCACCCTTTTGATCCTCCTATCCACTGGTCGGGAAAACGCAATTGCCCCATTCTCGCATCGGCGTGCGCCTATTTATGAGTAGGACCCCTCCAGTGTAGTTAAGGCCCACTGGTAAGCACCATGTCAGTTTACCGACCCTTTGACTTCAAGAAGTCGCCGGGTCCGCTGTCGGTATCGGGTTTCTCGCCTAAGTCCACCCAAGTATTTTTCTTTGTGGGGGGTGGTGGCGACTTGGTCCGCCGCAGTGACGCTGATTTCTCTTCCAAGGACAGTTTCGTAACTAAGTCATCCAATCTCTTGGAATCATGCTCCCGAAGGAGCTTACGAGCCTGTTTCCTCAGTTGACTGCCAGGAGCTGTCACCGGTGGCGGGGTCAAGTCGTCGTATTCCCAGACGGCTGACACGTATATGTCACCGAGTTTATCAGTTGTGCCAGCGGACCCAGTGCGGTTACCGTCGCCGGCTATCGCAATGAATCCCTGGTACTGTGACCGTGTTAGTGCAACATCGTCTACCACTGAGACGTACTCATCTAGACCATCAGCCACCTGATAATTCCAATCGTGGTGGCGCATCATAGGTCTCATGCACTGTTGTGGTACCCACGCAGGTACCTGTTGGGAGCATTGTAATTGGCCGAGCTGGGCTTCCGTAGGAGCCCAACCCTGCGCAGATCCAGATGCTGCCCAAGCATTGTCGTCGGGGAGTATAGGGTCAGCTTCGTACGCCCAGGTGAAGTAATAACCCGTTTGAGTGCCAGCAATAGTCCGCGGGACGTATTCGACACAGAAGTCCTTCACCCTCCATCTCCGAAATTTCTTTGAAAAACCAACGAGTGGTTCTCGGAAATAGAAGGCGTTGGCTGGGTTAATAAACAAGGTGCCTCCAATGTCGTTGGAGGCTTCACCTGAGAAAAAGCGGACAGTGGGTACACCGGAGCCGTCGAAAACAATCGACACACTGCATAAGTGCTGGCGATTTTCCATACGGAGGGTCCCAGGCAATGTTCCAGAACTGAAACGAATTATGGGGCCCATCGAGCTGATGACCCCATACGTTGCTGGAGCAGACACCACTTTAGAACGAGGACGTGATGGTTGGGAGACTAACGTACCTTTGTTCTTCCAACCAGGACGTGGTCGTGTTGGCATTTTATTCTTTTTGGGTTTCTTGGGCTTTCGAGTTGGCTTTCGCTGTAATTTCTTGCCCTTTTTGGTCTGCGATTTACCTGACATGTTGTCGTTATATCCAGTCTCTGTCGAAACGGTTCCAGTCTCTTTCGAAACGGATAATGAAGCGGGTGGTTCCACACGCGCAACCCGCGTCGGCCCGGAACTAGGCCTGTTTCGATTACTCACGATTGACTCCATGCCAGCTAATAGAGGTGCAGTAGCATAACCAACGGCATGAGCAGCCGCCCGCTGGATTGGTGAGGCAGATGATTTGGTTTCCCCAGGGGCCTCCCCCAAAAATCCATGAGCCGCTCGCTCTGCTGTGTCCACGTACGTATCAACGAACCTGACGATCGGCGAGTGTTTCACTTGTCGGAGTGTTTGGTCCCACATGACCAGGGCATTTAACTAGTGCCCGCGACCGGAACTACCGGTCCTAGAACATGTAATCCCCAGTTACTTGAGCAGTTGTGTATAGTACTAGCCTCGACTGACGTGTAATGATGTTGTTCACATCCAATAGACGCCCCTCTGGTGTAACTGTTTTTGTCATTACCAGAGGATGCCGCGGGCTTGGCACTACACAAGTCACAAAACGATAATAGTATTCCTTTTGATCAACACTGGAATGTGACCATATAATGGGGTGGTCTATCGGGCTAATATCTCGCTTCGCCCGGAAATACCGCTCCAATTCCAATTGCTCAGAAAGGCAATAACCGAATATCTTCTCCATTAAGAAGCGCGTATTGTAGCCTACAGGTTGCAATGTGGTCACTGGTACGAAATGTTTCTTCTGCCAATTAGACCACTCTGCCGGCAATTTGAACTTGACGCCTTCGGTCACTCGCATGATATAATCAGCGAGCGATTGAATTATTGGCACACCGGGATACTGGGCAAGCAATGACATACCCTTGGCCCTCAACAAGGACTTACGGGTTCGTTCTGAAGCACCCAAATATAAAGCGCTGGTCCAACCAATATTCAATAATACCTTATGGGGATCGGGTATGGACACCAATTCAGTAGGATCGTATACAAGGCCACAAAAACTTGCCTCATTAATGAACCTATGTTTTTCAATTTTAATGGTGAACCCGAGCCTAGCATACATGTCAACGGTCAACTCCGTGCCAGAGTAGACCCCAATTAGATCGTCACCCTCAACTAATGCATCAACATGATGGTTTCCCAACTTCTTGTTCAAGAAGAGAAACAACATGAGATTCACAAACCCGTTGCCAAGTGAGGTATTCATTTCGCCCGACATGCGGCCGGCCGGAATGATAGCACGCAACATCTTATAATCACA